ATCCGTGATAACTCCTACTTCCGCGCCCTCTAAATATCCCAACCCCCTTACAATAGAGGATGTTAAATACCAGCCACCTGTTAGCACAACCAAAGCAGAAAAATCCTGCTTTACCTGAACTGTAACCGTAGACGTATTTGTAAATCCAGTGATTAGGGCAACCCCTGTTTCAAGACCACTCAGGTATTTAATATATATATATTTACCTACATCCCCCGCTACAAAAACTGCCCCTCCCGCAACCGCAGTAACTGAATCCCCCGTCAACGCAGATAATGTCAATGTGGTGCTTTGAGTATTATCTAAAACTAAAGCGCTATCCATACGGATAAATTCTTTTTGCAACTCAAAAACTGTATTTCTATATTCAAGCGTATCATTAGCACGTGCAGAGGCAGTAGTATAAAAATCAGCCACATCAGGAATCTGAGGGTCAATAGACTGATATTCTATAAACCTGCGGGTACTGCCATTTATTACGCGTTCCACACATATTACCAGTCTATCAAAAGCACGATCTTGAGGCTCAGCAGCCGCACTTAATACTAAGCCATCGCCCCCCATATAATGCCTCGCCCACCCGGCTACCTCTTCCTTACTCAAAAATGTACATGATAATAAAACTCCATCTGATCGAACAGCCCATATTAAATCGGGCCGTCCTTGAGAAATAGCAATCTGAGTAATCGTGGGGTACGTAATATCTTCCGCTAAAAGGTTTTTATCAAAAGCAAAATATGCATCGCTTAAAAAATCAAACTCAAAACTCCTCAACGTACGGGCGCCTGTTTGGATATATGCTGTTTGACTCCCTATTATAACCTGACGAATATCAGCAGCACCATACCCGGAAATAGGACGTACTAAAATATCAGTAGGGGTAATCGCAGTACCGTCAGCACCCCCATTTGCTTTATATAGCCCTCCTGTGGTGCCTATAACCATAAAAGAAGGGGTGCCCCCAAACCAAACAATCCTGTCAACGGTACTACTCTGAGAAGTTACTGTATATATGAGCGCATCCAGATCGCCAGTACCCACGGTAAAATTATCGTACCTCGACTGCCCAGAAGTGGGATCAGGGCCCATAGTGCCCCATACGACATCGGGGTCGTTATTTGTGGCTCCCATCCAAAGACGCCCGCCATAAAAGCCCACTGCCGCGGGGTAGTCATCCGCACCTGTAAAAGGATCAGCCGTACGAACGTATGTCGTTAATGTCCAATTAGCATGTCCAGCCCGTATTATTTTATATGGGGCATAAGAAGGGTGAACTAAATACATAACGTCAGCAGTTTGGGCATCTTTAATCTCCCACAAATCCGCTTCAGCGTATGGGGAAACAACTTCGTGTATCTTCGCTACGGTACCGCCTGAAGTATACGCACTAAAAACTGTCGTGTCAATACCATTACCATCAACATCTTTAATAGTAAAAGAATTAATATCCAAAACATTAATCAAATAAAACTGGCCATTAAGCTCTGTCATACCCCCAATACTATCAAAAAATACCTCGTCGCCCGTGCTATACCCATGCCCTGCTGAGGTAACAACGCCGGGGGTGGCTTGGGTTACGCCGGTTACATTTTTTGCAGCCTCAATAATAACCCCGCCATTCTGATGTACTCGCATATACCCATTAGTAAATTCTAAAGTATAGGATTGCGCGGCGTTAAACTTAAAGGTTATAAGAAAAGCCTTTTGATTTAACCTTGTATGATGAACATATTGAAAGCCCCGACGATAACTTGCCCCTCCCGTTACCGCAGGGATAAAATTGCGCAGCACTTCGCATCCCGTTGCATAAAAGGGGCGGTCAACCCGCCCCCATACGCTTGGAGATAACTCACCAGATGCAAAATTATTATACATCTTATTTGATTCTGCCATTTATACCTTTATGCTATAGCGGCTAATGCTGGATAAATCCCATTGGCTGTGGCATTGCCAAAATAGTTATTGGAGCAAAACTTTTCATTACAGTCCAATACTGTAGCAATTTCTTTAGCCGCATCTGTTCGGCCTTGATTATTTACAATCATTACTTTACTTGAATCATCATCAACAACCAATGTAACGACAGCAAAAGTATTTCTCTGGATTATCGCCTGTGAGTTAGCACACGTCATACCCGAGTTAATCAGTATGCCAATCGCTCCCGACTCAATAATGTTATCTTCAATTAAAAGTCGGTTACTGGCTCCTGTCCCTATACTAATCGCCGCTGTTGAAAACTGCCCTGTAAAACGGCATCCTTTAACAGTCAACTGCTCAGACGCCGTTGACAAAATACCTGTTGTCGCTGCGGCACCACTATCAAAAGTGCAACCTAAAAAAGTAATACCTGATTGCTCTGTTGGGATTGTCATAATCACGCCTGCTGCGGCGTTAAACTGCACGTTAATAAAACGACATCCCATGTAACTTGTAGTATCAATTACATGGTTACCTGTAATACCTGGCTGCTGGTGATGATTATAAGAGCCACACCCAACAATGTCAGTTTTCTGTGCTAACTTTGTTAGATCTTCTTCAAATACATCCCCGCTAATATAGATAGTGTTCCTAAGGGCCCATCTATTAGTAAGAGCAATATTGGCATGACTAACTGCCATAGCAAATGCTAAAGTCTTAAAAGCCTTATTCCATGACATTCCGTCATTTCCATCGTCCCCACCATTACCATCAACGTAATACTCATTACCATTACCTGCTTCAATAGGTGCTATAACAGGTTGTGAACTCGGATATAGTGTATCTGCAATTCTTGTCATCGTAAAACCCCTTTCTTTTAACTAAATAAATGTACCCCGTCGGTGGTATTACCCCGGGTTACTTGTTTACGTTTAGTTAGCACCTTGCTAACTTCTCTACGTCGCATCGGATTATCAAACCCGTTTTTAGATCGTGCAGCTGCTTTAGCCTCTTTTCTCATATCAGTTAAATCTTTTATACTTTTGTTAAACCCTACTATCGCACGTGAAAACCGTATTGCCAGTTCCAATACTAGTAAATCAATAAATAGGGGGTCAAAACGAACCACAGAAGTAAAATCAGAAATGTAACAGATGTTTAAGGTCGCCCCATCATTATTGTTTGTTAGTATCTGCCCGCTCTCAATAATGAAATCTGTGATATACTGATCAGTATAATTATCACCTACAAAAACAATACCTAAAAAATCATTAGGAAGGTTATAGGCATTGTCGTAACCAAAAGCCGGGGCTGTGGCATTTAAAGCCAACGCATCGCGCTTACGAGCAAAATTCCACGCATATGCGCCTAAAACGGCACGACGAGTAGTATCATACCACCGAGCCGCCAAATCTTCTGAAGCATTATCAGGAGTGTCGAGATTAGAAACGGTTTCTTTATGCCTTAATAAATCAAAGGCGAGATTACAAAGACCTGTTGAAGAACTCACAGCACTCATAATCCCGCCTTTCTAATTTAAGACATTCAACCCTTAAACACCATCCATATAATACAAAACACCAGCAATTGTACCTGCTGCGGAAACGTCAGAAACCGCAGTGAAGGCAACATCAAAAGAGCCATATTTTACTTGATCCGCCGCAGATAAACCAGCAAGCTCCCAAGCATTAAACCCAATCTCAGCAATCGCGGGTACAAATACCTCTGTCTGTGCCGCTAAGCCAGCACTATAATTAGCTCCGTCTACAATAGCATCAATATCAATAACTGCCCCGCCAAGTTCTAAAGGTTTATAAAAACCAATATCTACCTCAGTAAGACCAGCCGTTGCGTCTATCATTAATTCAAGGCCTACCATTATAGCCTGTGGAGAAATCCGGGCAAAACGATGAATAGATCCCGCACTGTCCGTCGCAGCGACTTCAAAAGAAAAAGGGATCGCCTTCAATACATTACCTGTAAACCTGGCAGCTACGCCAGTATCTACCGCAACGCTTTCTACATTACCTGTTACTATTTTATTTTCTACTGCCATGGTATTACCCTCTCTGCTTTAAAAGCATTTTAATTTTAAAAGCCTTTTAATTTTAAAAGCGTTTTAAGTTATGGAGTCAAACGAACACGCTGAACACGAACACCCTGCGTTCTAACTGCACCAAGCTCTTTAATTACATTGATGATAACAGTTTCAACTTTCAACGGGTTGTCTTTAACTTCAACTTTACGATCCAAAGAGATACCAAGAACAACACCCTTTTCAGAAAGGGCAAAAGATATTCTTTCACCGCCGACAGTTTCAAGAATCGGATCAGTAACCTCAGCACCAAAAGGGACTAAACTCATCCCGAGCGCCTCTGTAATAACCCCTTTAGCTATAACCATCTTCTGAGAGTAATCGCCTGAAGTAAGCTCGATTTCACTCATAAGATCAGTATGCTCATCACCAGAAATACCAATAGCCGTCGGGATCATTCCCTGATTGCCAACTTCTCTATCAATAAAATTTGCTTTAATCGCAAGCAAAATCTCATACGTAAACCCGGCAGTAGCATTAACCGAAACCACACCATCATTGGTATATGTTACATCTGTACCAAAATTACGCCCGGTAGCAACCGTAGCAAAACACGCATCGTAAATAATACGATCTGTTTCCCTTTCAACTGCAGCAATAGAAAGCGCAGCAAGCTCACTATTTGGGTCTGTTAACATGCCACGTACATCTCTTTCATCCACTTCCAGCGTAACAACAACTCTCTCACGAGATAGCTTCCTGCGTGTGAAAGAAACCGCCGTAGGCTGAATATTAGGGTTTCTACCGTTTGCACGATAAGACTGAACTTCAGAAATACCATCATAAGCAAAATTATCACCAGAAATGCTGATTCTTTTCACAAATGGGAGTAAACGAGAAGTCATTTGCTGTTCCTGCGCATCAAGCGCAGCATTAAATTCTGTAATTTGGACTGTATCCCAACTCATAAATACCTCCTTCTACGTTCTAATAAACAAAATCCATTATTTGTCTCTATCACGCTACGATACCCGACTTAACCTCATCGGACGTTTTGCTTCAAGGGGTTTGAGCTAGGGTGCTTTTTAAACGATACCCGACTTAACCTCATCGGACGTCCTACTTAACGTGTCCTAACTTCCACCTACAATAACATCTTTACCTCAAACATACCATAAAAATTTCAGCCTGTCAAGTATATTAAATTTTTGGAGGGGCTATCGCACGTAACCGAATACGTAAACTCTCCATTTGTGTTTTTAACTCTGCGTTTTTTAACTTATCAACAAAAGGGTTTTTATACGCCGGATCCGTCATAATCTTACTCATCTCGGCTTGTATCGAAACTATAGTATCCACTCCGGCACCAGCAGGAGGCGTACCTTTACCCTTAAAGCCGTCCTCATGCACGTGTTTTTTCATAATAGCGTCAGTAGCAGCTATTAACACCACAAGTGCCTTTTCATCAAGCTCATTAACAAAAGGCCTTACCGTGTCTGGTAGTGAAGCAGACAAGAATTTCTTACCGTTTTCGATAATTGCTTGCTTATGCTGGCCAAACGCTTCAGTAGTAAGTTTGTCAAACCGCGCATCCGCCTCTGTTTTTTCTGCTATTTCCGCGGTATATATTGTTTTCAAAAAACTTGCAGCAAACTTCGCACCTTGCCGTCCGCTTAGCCCGGCATCGTGCATTAATTGTCTAATGGGTCCTACCTCAAGAGCCTTAGCTATAAAATCTTTTGGCACCCCTTCAACCTCGTTAACTACATATTCCGCTGCAGTTTTAGGCTTGCCTACTTTAGTGTTAAAAGCATCCCACTCTTCTTGAGGGGCCTCCGCAGAAGGCACTATAGGCTTCCCTATTAAAGTCTGCGCCCCATCAAACTTTTTAACTAAATCACCAAAATTATTAATTTCTTTCATGTACGGTTTGCTTCGTACATCTTCCGGAAACAACGCATGAAAGTCCGCGCCCTTTAACCCGTTTAATGCCTCGGTACTAAACGCAGGAGGGGCGGGTGGAGCTGATGGGGCCGGGGGCCCATCATACAAACAGCAAAAATTTAAAAAATCCCGGGTAAAATTACCATTAAAAAGCATCTCTAAAATATTCATATTACTCCCCTCTACTTTCTATTTGTCGTCTATCCTCATCTGTCATCATGCGTCTTATGTCTACATACACTTCTCTCCGTCCCTCGTTATGTATTGACGCCCAAGGGTTTATGTCCCCTGTTTGTAAATTCATAACCCTATTGGGTTTAAAAAACCCACATATCTTAGCTAAATGCCGAATGATAATTTGCCCGTTAGGGTCTTTACATGCCAGTCTTATCGCCTTCTTTGCCTTCTCGTATTCCACCCTGTTTTTTAATATTCTCTCTTCCACCTTTTTCTTTTGGTCTATTATGCTTTCTCCATTGGTCATAAAATTTCACCCCCCGCACCCATTTGGGTTGCTTGTGCTTGCGCGTTCTGCTGATTAGCAGAACCTACCTTAGCAGCGGCTTCCGCCTCCGCCTGTTTCATCTGTATTTGTGCGTTTAAAGTCTGCATCTCCCTAAAATCTGCTAATGCCTCCTCAAACTTCTCATCTGAGAGCCTTATCTCATCGGTGGCACCAGATAATTCAGCTACCAACGTCATAGACTTATCTTTATCTAGCCTCAATAAAAGCTCTGGCGCTACCTGATTATATGCCACCGCATACTGCCATGCGTTCATAATACCCCGTAACTCTTCGGCCCTCAAAACACGTGCCGCAGGGGAAACGTATTTAATATTATATACTTCAACCCCCTGCTCTATAAGTTCAAGAACCTCACTAGGGATATACAGAGGTTTACGTCCCATAGCTAAAACTAACCTCTCGGCATCAGAACCCTCGGCAACACCAAACTCATGGGCATCAATCATAATGCTATTAACCCTCTGAATTATAGGCGTCAAACCCTCCTGTATCTGACGATTATATATGCCCCCTAACGAATCCGCGCGCAACTCATTTCTTATCTGCGCCTCACCCAAAGTCATCCTAGTTTGATTGTTTAGATCTAAAAGCCTGTCAACAAAAAAATGCTGCACGACTTGTTTAGTAAGCATCTCAATAACTTTAGTTGCCCATCCCGGGTCACCTGGATCTCCAATTATCCCAATAGGGGGGCCGCTTACAATTCTTGAAGATCCGTCTAAAGTGTTAAGCGCCCCCGGAGATGTATCTATTGTTCCTCCCCCAAAAGAGCCATCATCAAACGTCCACAAAGCCGGGTCTAGTTTCTTCTCCCCTGACTTAAGCAGTAACTCCCAAAAAGCATTTAAGGATATCGTGCTTGGTATTGCCTCAATCCCAGGACAACGGCCGTACTCTTCCCCCTCATTTTTATAGAATCGGGTAATGATAGTAGGTAATTCCCGAAAACCTGAATCCCGTAAAGCAACTTGATCCGTCTGTAGTATATGAGTAGACTGATACGCCATAGCTTGATTACCCTTTGCCCCCACTTCAATATTCTCTCGTCGACGTAAAAGCCAAAGAACAGGAAACAGAGTGGTATGGTCATTACTGTCTATCTTCGATATAACATTTTTAGTTTTTGCAACTTCCCCATACTCTGCGACTAATTGAAAAGCACTCAGATGCACCTCATAAAAAACCTTAACCACTCTACCCTGGGCATCCTCTTCCACCCAAAGATGTTTTAGCCCCAAGGCCCGGAACATCAATAAGTTATCCCCGCCCATTTTTCCACGAAAAACACCCATGCCGGAAGT